TAGATCAGTCCAAGGATCCCCTTAGAAAGGGGGTACCCACCTCGTTTTGATGTAGACGTTACGAGGACGTCCAGAACGTTCTAAGTGACTCTCATCGAACGCGGGTTCTACGCCGCGCTTTAGAAAGTACTTAAGCAAAGCTCCTGAACCCTCGAGAGGATCTCGAGGAGAAACAGAAGACACAACCATCGCCTTAACCAAGGGGCGGTGGAGATGCTCGTCTTCCTTCTCAGAAACATACCCAAGAAAGGAGTAACGACTAAGCGCTGGGGAGGTAGGAAGGACTTTAGGATAGTATGACACTATCCCTTCAATCCTTCCATCTAACCACTGGGCAGTCATCCAATTACCAGATAAATAAAACTGGTTACGGAGTTCCACCAGCGATACCAACTCAGCAACGTGCTGCTGCCGCAAAGGGAAATTACGTCGGACCTTGACAATGCTAACGTCTTGGCCCTTGTAATACTCTTTCCCACATGACTCTCGGAACGAACCGTTCCAGAAAGACTTGGGACGCCCTACTCGAGCACCGAAGTGCTCGAGAAGGTCGACGACAGTTTGCACACAATCTACGGGAACAACAATATCGTCCCCGTAGACGCGCACCTGGCCCAGAAATTGGAGAACTTCCGATTTCTGGGTAAACCGGTGTCCTTGCTCTCTCTCGATCCCTAAGAAGCAGATGGTCAAGAAGACCATTGCCTCAAAAGGAAAGCAGAGAGCGGAACCCATAGACCCGAACTTGGCCAAAGTAACATCACCATGGCCAGGAACAGATGCCCGAAGAGACCTACACGAAAAGACAGCCTTTAAACTTAAAGGATGCCGATCCATGAGGGTTTCGACGAGCACAGAAGACACCCTATCAGACGCCTCACTCAAATCGAGAGTGGCGAGGTTGCCATTGGCAGAGCCTACTTGGGCCAGGAGTTGGTTAGGTTCCTGAGACCGAGTTCCGATAAATCCATCGAGGAAACCTCGGTGGATATGGTGCATCAACCGCTCAAGAATTCCCTGCTGTACGTACTGTACAGTAGAGGGCTCAATCGCGATGATGCGCGGTGCTTTCTGCGTCTTAGGGACCGAGACTACCCGAGAAGGTAGCTCGGAATCGGGTTCCAGGAAGTGGATATCGTCATCCTCAAATATGTCCGAAATAAAGGACGCATTGGGATAAAGGAAGTCCTCAACATCAAAGACTTCCCCAAGACGATCGGTCCAGTACCGGCTTCGGAACTTACCATTGCTGGTAAGTTTCTCAGCAACGGCACCGGGACCGTGTTTCGGGACGATTCGACGACTATGGATATCACTATCCAGGGAGACGAAGACGTCACGAAACAGGAGACGCGCCATCCGACCGAATTCGGACAAATCCGAAGACGGAAGGGTAGATGCGATATCCTCCACTTCCTCATCACATTGGACATAGCTAGACATCGCCTTTCGCTCCCTCTCAGGAGTGCAGGGAAGAAGCATCTTGCTAAAGGTCAAAGTCAATTGCCTTATAGCATAGATAGCTTCTATGTCTGGCTCATCCAAAAGGACACCAGTACCAGCATCGAACACCTGTTCCATGAAACCTCTCAGGAATGAGGGGAGACATGAGCCAGTCTTTCGAAAAGAAAGAAAGGCTTTGGGAACAACGAACCCTTGGTCAAGACAATACTGAAAGTCTTTTCCATAGGTTGGAAGGGTAATCGTCAAAAACGATAAACCCTCGTGTTCGCTGCGACACCGGACCGTATTAATGTCCGGGGTGGTGCTAGTGCTACACCTGCTAGCCATTTCATTGGCTAACACATTCCAGAGTGATGTCAGGCTTTTCATAACTCCTCCTAATAGAGGTGGTTATCCTTAGCCTGCCACACTGAAGGTCAAAAGCGTAACCGCTACCACAGCGGGTAGGTGACGAAGAAGTCACCAGTACGCAATTGGGCCTAGGAAAGCTCCCTCACGATCATGAACAATAGGAGCACATAAAGTGCTCCAACAAGTCCAAGAACGAGAGGGTTAGAGATGTCCAGGTTAGACTTGCGTCTTACCTTTCGTCTCTGAGCTACCTCCTTCCGGAGGTTCCCAAAATGGCTAAAAACGCCAGATATGAGAACAAAAACCGACCGAACCGTGCTTAAAGAAAACAAAGCACGTTTCCAAAATTCGGAAATGGTCTGAAAGGCCGATGTGAGCAATTTCAGCTCTCACCGCCCAAGACCTTTTCGGTCAGCGCGTAGGTTGAAGCCGATAGGAGGCCAACAAGGCCTTCCACCAGTTTCTTCGCTTCCGCTACGGAGTAGCCATTATCAGGACGGTCTACGACGAGATAAACACTCATCGAGACTGCCTGTTTCTTGGCTTCTTCGTAAATGTTTGTAGCTAGCTTTTCCACGTCGATCCGAACCAGGTGACGCTTCCGATTGGAAGATGACTCTGATGTAGAAAGAGTCAGTCTGTTAAGACCGTCAGAAGTCGAGTACACGGATTTGAAGTCTCCCGATGAAACTCGGGGAGCTGTCACTTCCGTGCCTGCGACTTCTTTGAATTTCTGGGGATCGGTCAGTGCCATCAGGCACACTCCTTTGGTAAATGGTGACTTGGTCACCGGTTGGACGTAACGTTTAATTCAACGCTACGCGTAGTATTAACAACTACTACAACAACCGGGTAATACCGAGTGCTGCAGTTATGGCGAGTTGAGTGGGTGATAAACCCTCCCAACTTACACCAAACCCGAAGGGGTTAGCGGGGCATCGGCTCTTACGGACAGTTTCTTGCCCGATAGAGCATCCGCCCATCCAGTCGAAGCCGGTTTTCTTCGGACTCTTAGACAACAGAGTCCGGATTTTTCCGTCCTCATACTGGGTGTAATAGGTAGATGACGTTTCTTCCATCATGTACCCATACCGCATCACAAGACCGGCGAGCGTGAAGTTAGTGATGTTATGAATAACATCACCAGCGTTCGTAAACCAATCGACGGCCCAACTCCAGGGAGTAAGGTTCCAGAGAACATCTGGCGAAAGCTCAAGTCCAAAGACTGCATCGGCCTCTGAGCCGAAGCCTATGTGCCTGCCGAAGTTATCAGCTTTAGCAGGACCACCATAGGTAAAGCAGCCCTCAAACCATCGCTTTCGTGTATTTTTACATACAATCCTTGCCCCCCTGCTTTCGGCCAACGCACCCGACGCGTAGTAAGTATTACTAAACGGAGAGTGTGCTGGAGCCTCCAATGGAAGCTCCGTAGACCAAAAGCTATACTCAGGAGAAAAATCAAAACGCCGGTGTACATTTCTACCTTCATTATGACGATAATTTTGCATTATGTCACGATGATAACGGGCAGCGTCAACAACGGAATTAACTTCATTCCGAAGCGGCGCCCACCCAAACTGGTAGTTAAGGTACTCCGATCCTACATTACGTAGACGATCGGTTCGATGCTTCCACGACTGAATCCCTGGGAGGGATGGAACACCCTCCCGGAATGATTCGGCCAAGGCGGTACCGAGATTGGCGGTAGGATTAGTTGGGGAAACCAGAGACACTGCAGTTGCGCCGTCTGCAGACATAGACGATTCGTCCATGTCTTTGACGGTGCTGTCGTAGTGTTCTTTGATTTCAGTGGCATGAAGCTGAGGCCCCCATATGGGTCCGCTATAGAGTCTTTCTAAAGCGTTCCCTCCGAGGGCATTAGTCCATTTACCAGGATCAATAAAGGTCCCGGTATGGGTCACGTGAAACGGACCCCCACTTTCCCGCTTACCAGTAATACGGTTAACGGGATGCCCTTCTGACCTCCATAATTTGGAAGTCGTCTGCTTACTAATACCCTCACTCGCCGGAGAAATAACTGCACCAGTTAAATAGTGCAGAACCGGCGGAATACGAAAAACATTCTTCGTTTCCTTTGAGCGAGGTACGGTAGCAGACACCTGAGTAGTTCCCTTCTTGGAATGTGAGATTACTCTCACAGTGGGTAATGCACAGCAGGCTGGCCATAATCTTGGTTCTTTCGAGCCAAGGTGGG